CTTCACGTTGAAGGTAACGCATTTTTCAATCCATACCATCCAGCAGTTATTTCTGGAGGTGGAGCTCCATATTATGGGGCAAACATAACGCTAGCTAGCGATATTGGAGCAACAGCAGGTGCTGTTCGTATTTGGTCAAGATATGACGGTACTGGTTATGCTGCTATGTCATTTGAGAGAGCTACTAACTCTCAAGCGTATGGTGGTAACCCAACTACCCTTACGTATAGCGAGGTTATGCGTATTAGTGGTACGGGCAACGTCGGCATTGGTACGACTAGTCCTACGTACAAGCTTGATATTACTGGAACTGTTAACTTCCTATCAGGAACTAATGACATAACATACCTTAGAGTTGGAAACAACTTAGACAGACAGCTACTGTTCAGTAATTTTACAAACCAGTCTAGGCTTAATGCTGGTCATAGAATAAATGCATCTGATTCTTCAGGAGCTATCGCATTAGCAACGGCCGGTAGTGATAGACTATTTATCACACCAACAGGCAACGTCGGCATTGGTACCACTGCTCCTGCATCTACGCTTCACGTTAGTGGAACCATAAGAGTTGACAATATCATCGGTGAAACGTATCCTTCAAATACGTTCATTGATTTTGACTATGACGAGACAGCTTGGACAAACAGCCTTGCTCTAGGCTCTATTGGAAGTGTTTTTTACCTAGCTGATACCAACAACAACTCAGCATCAACAACCCCTGCACATCAGTTCTTTACCGGTACAACGGATATTGATACTGCCACTGCGCTGATGACGATTCGTACTGACGGCAACGTAGGTATCGGGACTACGAGTCCTACCTCAAAGCTTACAGTTGAAGATACTATTGGTATAAAGAGAGCTGGGGTAGATGCAATCTCTACTCTTCAGCAAACAGGAGCCGGTCTTGAAGTAAATGCTCCTAATGGTTACCATCCGCTTATAATAAAGCATAACGGAACTGAGCTTGTAAGATTTAAAAATGACGGCAACGTTGGTATTGGTACTACTAGTCCGGGCGCTAAACTGCACGTATATTCCTCATCTTCGGGAGCAAGCGCCTATGCATTGAATGGTGTTGAAATTGAAAGCAATGGTGTAACTGGCATCAACATACTTTCTCCAAACACTGGTTATGGTAGAATTTATTTTGGAGCGCCAATCAGTAATACAGCTGGAGCAATAGAATATATTCATAATGCAACACTTTCTAGTGGATATATGAAGCTACGAGCTGGTGGCGGTGATAGAGTATTTATTCACGGAAATGGCAACGTAGGTATTAACACCGGTTCCCCTGAAGACAAGCTACACGTACTTGTAACCTCTACTAGCGCAGCGCAGGGTATTTACCTTGACTCAGGAAACGGTAGTGCTGGCTCTGCATACTTAAATGTAAGCACCACTAATGGTCCCGTCCTTACTGGCAATACAACCCCAGCAGGATTAGCACGTGAGGCGTACAAAGCATCACGGATGCAGTTCAACTCTCTCGGCTTTAAGTTTGAACACTCAGCAGAAAACACAACCAATGCAGCCCGTACTTGGTCAACCCATATGGTTATCAATGCCAGTGGAGATGTTGGTATTGGAACGACCTCGCCCTCCACAAAGCTTCACGTAGACGGTACGATAACTGCTCTTGGAATTAAAACCGAGAACCTACCGACAGTTATTGACAACAGCGGTATTGAGCCAGCGCAAGGAGAGGTTGAAGATATTGTTCAATTCAAGTGGAGTGGCACCGAGGTAGCCTCTATTGATACGGGTGGCTATGTAACCGCTACTGGATACAAGACGGGAGGCACTACTGGCTTCTTGAAGTCTGATGGAAGCGTAGACACAAGCACATACCTATCAAGTTCAACTCTATATAGCACTATTGCCTTTACCATCAATGGTAATGATGTTGAAATTGGTGACGAGGTATCAATAGGTTCAGGGTTATCGTTTAATGATACTACCTATACTATATCGTCTTCTGATACGCTAGACAGCGTTACTGGCCGTGGAGCTACTACTACTAATGGTATTGCGGTTGGTAATATCACAGTTAATAGTTCTGGGGTTGCTGCTAGTTACATATATCTGTTATCAAGCCCGACTGGAGAGTCTGAGCTTAGAATGGGTGATACTGATACGGATGCTGGTTCTATTGCCTATAACAACGCCAATAATTTTATGGCGTTTAGAACAAACGCTGCTGAAAAAGTACGAATAACTTCTGCCGGCAACGTAGGTATTGGAACTACTAGTCCAAATAGAAAACTAACTGTAGTTGGGAACGGTACTCTTTTAGGTTTGCAAAGTGACACTGTAGCTGGATATTCTGAAATGGAATTCACAGCCAATGGAGTTAATGGCGCATACTTTTTTAAAGCAAGTGCTGGATATAGCAGCTATGGAGGAGCCGGGGCAATGAACTACTACAATTTTGGTTCACACGCATTCCATTCAAATTCAGTAAACAACATACTGCACCTTACAGCAGCTGGCAACGTAGGTATTGGTACTACTAGTCCAGCAAGTAGCCTCCAGGTTGGAGGCACATCAGGGAGTAATTTTATAACTCTATCTGGGGCTAATACTAACGGAGAATATGGAATAAACTGGTCATTCAATCAACCAGGTACAAATATTTATAGCCAAGTAAAGCATAATTGGAACGATAGAGACACAAAAGGTCTTCAATTCAATACGCAAGCAGGGTATAGATTTAGCTTTAACGCCATAAATGGCACTGGAGTTTTTCAAGGTAATCTTGTAACAATATTAGGAACAGGAAACGTAGGTATTGGCACGACGAGTCCAGGTTACAAGCTTGACATACTTGGTAAGGTAGGATTCAACACAGACGGCACTATGCTGTGGGGTAATGCCTTTGATTATGGTAAGTTAACTTGGGACACTGGCAAAGCTATTGTTAGAGGTGAAAGTGGCAAAGCGCTATCTCTAGGAGCTAATGGCACGCAGGATTATGTGTACATAACTACTACCGGCAACGTCGGCATTGGTACTACTAGTCCAATTAGCAAATTGAATCTCAATGGAGGCACCGGTGATGGAGCTAGTTATGATGCTATATTCTCGCTTACTAGAACCTCAAGCACTGGGAACCAATTATCGTCAAAAATAGTATTAGATGACAAAGACACAAACTGGGGAAAGCTAATATTCAAAGTAAAGACAACGGCATCTGTTGCGGAACTTGACGCTTACTATACGGATGCTGTTACTATTGATAACCAAAATGCAAACGTCGGAATTGGTACGACTACACCTGCTTATAAATTAGATGTAGCTGGTGAGGGTAAGGTAACTGGGAAATTTAGAGTCGGTGGTGCAGTTATGTTAGCTGAACCTGGAACTGGAGTTTTACTATTTGGTTCAGAAGGAGGAAACCAAACCGCAATATACTCTGCAGGAGCTGAAGTAATAAGAATAAATACTGCCGGTAACGTAGGTATTGGTACGACGAGTCCATCAGAAAAACTAGATGTAAGTGGCAACATAAAGACGTCCGGAATTGTATATGTAAGCGCTACAGCATCAACAGCATTAAGACCAGCTGCTAATGACTGGATTGATATTGCTGAAATGGGCTATGGTGAAAACCACGGAAAAATTGCCTTTGAGTGGAATGCACTATCCGCACCATCATCAGCTCATCACGGATGGTTTGAGATTGAAGTTGGAACCTACTACAGTGCTTCATTTAACTACGGACAGGATACTTACGTTGAATTAACTAAGGCATTAGCTCATAACGATTTCTGGTTAAGTGCAGTCCGTGCAGTTGACTATGGAAGTACAGTTCGTATTCAAGTACAAGTTGGAAGGGCAGTAACTGCTGGTACATTTAGAAGCTTTGTATTGCATAAGAATCAGGGTACAGTAACATCATTAACCCCAGCTATAAACAATAACTCATACACTGTATTGGCTTTAGCTAATGTCGGTGATGTTGATGGTGATTATGTACAAAAGGCAATTGGTAATCGTGCAAGATTCTCTAAGTCTGTTGCGTTTGATGATAAAGTAGGTATTGGTACGACGAGTCCAAACGCTAAGCTTGAAGTTTACAACGGTACTTCTAGATTTTGGCACGGCGGCACGTCGCACTACACGGAGTTTAACAACTCTAATGAAATAAATGCATACGCTTCAAATGGTACCATATCAGGAATGTACCTCAACTGGGCTCCTGGTGGAAGTGTAAACATTGCTAGAAGCGCCATATATGCTCAAAGCGCAGGCAACGTCGGCATTGGTACTACTAGTCCGGAAACAAAATTGCACCTATATGAGGCTTCTGCATCTCCAACACTCTTAACGCTTCATAACCATCAATCTGATATTGTTCCTAATGGTACACAGGGCAACTTCATTGATTTTAAAATGACTGACACAAATGCCACCTTTACTCCTCAGGTAAGGATTGGTATGATTGTCAAGGACAGTGATGGTGATGGAGGTGTCATATCCGAAGGAACTGGAAACTTTGTCATATATACTGCTGAAGGGACTAACAGTACTGGAGGAGGTAGTTTGAACGAACACTTACGTGTAACCGATAAAGGCAACGTAGGTATTGGTACCACCTCCCCCTCTTACAAACTAGACGTTAACGGTAGTTTTAATGCAACTAATGACATCTCAACCTCATCAGGTAATGTTGTTGTACAGAACGGGGCGGGTATCTACTCTATCAAGTCTACTATTGGAACCTCTACCTCAGGAACCGCCTTCAGAATAGCGAATACGAATGACGTACAGGCCGTTAGAGTGACTTTCGTAGCAGAGACGGCCAACTACCAAGTGGCAAAGATTTACGAGGTTGTAAAGGCAGGAACCGCAGACCCAGTAGCCTTTAAGGTTGTAGACACTGGACCTGGTGGCGAGGAGGACTTCTCTGTATCTTTTAGTAATGATGGAGGTGACTTGCTTTGTACCGTTACAAACGACTCCGCAAACGAATCTTTAACATTAGTTACTACCATCTTTGTCGGTGGTTCAAATACTTCTCAAACAGTAAGCAATTCTTGATATGGCAAACACGTTCAATCATAACGATAAGGTAGTAATCACTGATGGTGGTAGTGTAGGTATTGGTACTACGAGTCCGGGCGCACGTCTTGAGGTTAAAGGTAATGGAACAGGAAAAATACTAATAGGTGATATAGGTGGATATGCAAACTATGCTGGTATATCATTAAACGGTTCAGCAGCAGCAGGTTACTATAATATATTGAGCAGAGCGTCTGATGGTACTCTATTGCTTAATCGTCCTTTTGGAGACATAGCATTTTGGGAGAATAACGCCACGCTCCATATGATTATAAAAGGAACTAGCGGAAACGTAGGTATTGGTACTACGAGTCCGTCCGAGCATCTTTCCATAGAAGGCACAGGAGACCAAGCGCTATCAATATATAGTAGCACTACAGGAGTTCAATCAACAGCTAGAACCTTTATCAAGTTATTTGGTCAAAATACTGCATCTACTAAGCACGAACAAGTTAGAATAGCATCTGCTCCAGGAGCAACCGCATCAACAGCAGGACAGTTAATAATCAGTACTAACAACACATCAGGTGATTTAACTGAGAGATTAAGGATAGATGAGATTGGCAACGTAGGTATTGGTACTGCGAGTCCAAGTAGTCCATTTACAGTAGCAACTGACGTTCGTGCTGATTCATTAACGGCAACGGATTTGCGTCCTCAGTCGCAAATAAATCTACTTGGTGGCGGAGGTGACTCTTTGTTTATAGGACAGTTGACAAACTCGACTGTCTATATGCAATCATCGTACTTCAATGCTACTCTTGCTAAATACCCAATATCAATCAACCCATTAGGAGGCAACGTAGGTATTGGTACTACTAGTCCGGGTTCAACTCTTTCTGTAAACGGAACGAACAGTGGTAGTGTACCCCTTCTTGACTTAACCGCTTCTGGAACTGGCGCTTTTCAAAGAGGCGTTAGAATGCTAAACACTGGTATGTCTGCCGGAGACAGCATTATGATGTGTGTAGGAAATAGAGACAACTCCAAGAATATGGGGCAGTTCTATTTCTACTATGCTGGAAATGCTTCAAACTCCAATAGAATATCTATGGGACTCCATAGTGTTGACGATGTATTTAACATCTTGGGCACTGGCAATGTGGGTATCGGAACAACAACTCCTGGCGCTAAACTTACAATAGGAACTCAGTCTTCTGGTCAGAATGGAACAGGAAACTCTAGTGATAATAGTATTATTGCTCGTATTGGCGCATCCCAAGCAGCCGGTAGGGTGTACGCTTTAACCTTAGCAAATACAGCAGCAGCAGCAGTAGGTAACGATGCTTCTCTTTCCTTTGTGACTGCAGAAAACTGGTCAGCGACTGGGGTTATTAGCGTTATAGCTAAAAACGCTTCAGCAGCGTACTCTGATATGGCTTTCTCTGTGTACAACAATGGAAACGTAGAGAGAATGCGTATTGTTGGGGAGACCGGCAATGTGGGCATTGGCACTACTAGCCCTGCTTATAAGTTGGAAGTATCAGGAGGCGCTATATCAATAAAAGGAAATGCTGCTGGTAACTCGCTTCGCTTTGACGACTCCGGTGGTACTTCCCGTAATGCAATGTACCTTGACACCTCTAACTACCTTAATGTTGGTAACTCCAACTACGCCGGCATCAAGCTATACCACACCGCTACTGCGCCACAAGCAAACGGATTAGAAGGTAATCAGATTGCAGAGGGTTACGGAATAACAGAAAACGGTAAAGTCCTTGCGGAGCCAGATGCTTGGTTGGCGGTTCGTATTGGAACAACAGACTACGCAATCCCAATGTACACCACAGGATGATAATGAAACCGCTTACATCAGAACTCCGCAAGGAGATTGAAGAATCAGGAGTTCCTCTTATAGAAATGTCTATGGGGGAATTCCAAGCTTCCATCACTGATGTGCATAAAGAAAAATTCATATATTTGTAACTCTAAAAAGAAGTAAAAATGGCTAACACTTATTCTTGGGACTGCAAAACTGTAGACACCTACCCCACACAAGACACATTCTCCGATGTCGTATACAACGTACACTGGCGCTTGACCGGCACGGATGATACTGGCGAACACTCTGCCACCGTTATCGGTACTCAGACAATCTCTGTAGAGACGATTGATGCTGAAACATTTGTCGCTTTTGAAAGCCTCACCCACGATGACGTTGTTGGATGGGTAGAGACTGAGATGGGCGAAGAGCGCGTCGCTGAACTCAAATCGTCAGTTGACTCACAGATTGCTGACAAATTGGCTCCTAAATCAGTCACCAAAACTATTGGTTCAGTTGGAGAGTTTATGCCATCTTCCGAAGAGGCATAATTTTTAGTTGAGTTTTGTTTTGATTAGAGAGGGCTGCCGTTTGGTAGCCATTTCTTTTTGTATATTATATTAAAGTTTATCCTTTTCTTGCGAATAATTGTTTGGCAGGGTTATTGATTAATTAATCCGTGAATAAAAAAAGCTATATGCATTTAAATAATATTTTTTTTTCATATATTTGTACCACAACTTTAAATTAAAATCAAATGGCTCAAGTAAGCGAAGAGCAGTTGAACTCTGCACGTGAAATCCGTGCGAAACAACAACAGATTCAAATGGAGCTGGGTGCGTTACACGTATCAGCTCAAGACATCGAAGCACGTCAAGAGGCTCTTGTGAAAGAGTTGCGTGCTTCAGGTGATGAAATCCAAGCATTGGTGAAGACTCTTGAGGAGGAGCACGGTGCTGGAACCTTGAACCTTGAGACTGGTGATTTCACGCCTGAGGGTCAATCTCAAATGGAGATTGTAGAGTAATGTAAAAAGGATTAGTAGATTGGTTCTTTACTATGGGGGTCGGCTTAATGCCGGCCCCTTTCTTTTTTATGTATCTTTGCGCTAGTCATATGCTTAACTCATTAACGTAGAAGAAATGCCAGACCCCAAGAAAAAAACAAACGCTACTAGCGTTTCAGGAATCGGACTTGGTACTGCCTTAAAGCAGCAGAACCGTATGACTCGTCAAAAGTATGACGCTATGTCTACTGAAGAGAAAGATGCTTATCACGCTCAAGTAACCGCTGAAGAAGAACAGGACGCATACAATAGAATCAATTCTATTGACCAAAACGACCCTCGAGCAGTTAGGGCTAGTGAAGACGCAGCAAGAATTGAGATGCGCAAAAAGAAAAATAAAACCTATAAGGATGTTTATGGCGTTGAGCCAGAAAGCGAAGACATAGGTGTTTTAGAAAAACGTGGATATTTCAGAATTGATTTTGGTGATGATGGGTTTAAGCACGGCGAGGTTTACTC